AAAGGCTTTACTCTAATGGGTGGCGGTCCTTCCATTCCGGCACCTCCGCCACCGCCCGATCCGCTTAAAGCGGCAACGGCAAATGATCTTTTCTATCGGTCAAGCCTTGAGACTTATATCCAGAAACAGCCGGAAATTGCCGCGCTGGAACAAAGGTTGCGTGAGAAGTATTCTCCCCGCCAGCGTGAACTAGAACGCCAGATGTCAGCCTTGGATCTGCAAAGATCCGCACAGGCCGGATTGCAGGTTGAGCGCGAGCTTGGTCCACAGCGTTCGGTTGAGGCTATGCGCCGTCAATTTGAAATGGCCCCAGAAGCATATGCCACCCAGCGCGGATTGGGACAGCAAGCCGCCCTCCAATTTGCCCGCCTTTATGGTCAATCTCCCATGGGTGCTGTACCGCAGAATGTCCAGCAGTCGCAGGGAATAGGCAATGTTGATTACTTGAGCAATCTTCCAAGAGTAGGGGTTGGCTAATATGGCAACAACAGATAAGCAAGCAGCAGCAAAGCAAGCAGCAGCAGATAAGCAAGCAGCAGCAAAGCAAGCAGCAGCAGATAAGGCAAGACTTGCAGCCATTGCGGCAATTAAAAGGGATTTGCCACAATTAGCAAATCCAGAAGCTTATGTCACGACAGCAAATAAAGCAGATTTAGCTGGAGCCAGAAAGGAATACCTACAAACAAATTTAGGATTAGATCCAAATTTATTTAAGTTGGGAGCTTCCTACAACATACCATTGGCCAATAAAGCGTATGCAGTAAAGTCGCTTGGCTTGGATTACACAAAGTTTGCAAAGAGTGGTTACGACATAAATCAGGCAAACGAAGCCGCAAGGTTCAAGGAACTTGGGGTAAAGGATGTTGAGTCACTTGTTGATAAAACTGGTAAATTTTCAAACGCATCAATTGCTTCAGCAGAAGAGAAGTTGATTAAGGATGTTTACAAACTAGACCCAGCCAATTTTGCTTTTTCTGGAACAGTAGTTGTGGGACAAAGGCCAAATCCTGTTACTGGAAAACTTGAAAACATAACCCAGCAGGTATTAAAATATGACATCGCAAAGGCAGGTCAAAGGTTTGAGTCTGCTCGCCCTAAAATAGAAACAACCTCGCAATATCCAGAGAACTTCACACAAGCCGTTAATAATTACTCGAAAGCTTTTGAGGCTGCAATATCGGTTGGGCTTGAGAACATAAACGATGCGGATAAGGCAACCCTGCAAAAATTAGGCAGAACAGTAAGAGATTTTGCAGGTAAAAACATTAGCGAAAATCAGAGCGACATTATTGATAGAATCAATGACGTAGATGAGACAATCAATAATTATGATGCTCAAAGACGAATTACAGCAGAGCAAGCCAGAAACATCCCTGGAACGCCAGAATATAATGCTCTTACTGCCCCAGAAAAAGCAGCAGCAAACGCAGCTTGGAAATTAAATAAAGACAAGAATGCGGCTTATTCAAAACTTCGTGTTGATAGAGAGTCAATCACGCGCCTTGCTACTGATGCAAAGAACCTGGCCCCTCGCTTTCAAGAATCATTTACCCGATACGGCCTGTCCGATGTCGTTCAAGGCATAGGCGGAAGGGCGGCTGATCTAAAAACTGTTGACACTGGTCTTGAGGGACTTCGCAATAAAGCCTTTTTTGATCCAGAGAAAAGCGATTTTTTCGGAAGAGTAAACTCGGAAGTAACAGACGAGCAGATTCTCAACGACATCAATGCGCAAAGCAAGGCAGAGGCAAAGAGGCTTTACGATCTTGGCACAGCCGCAACAACCGATCTTCAGAGTCAAATCACGCAAGCCAATCAATTCTTGTCCGATCTTCCGGCAAACGACCCAAGGCGTGCAAGCACGCAGAAGCAGATTGATGCCCTTAATGCCGACTTGGCCGAGGCACAAAAGGATACTCTTGAGGCCAAGAATCTTTTTGAGAATTATCAGCCAATATCCGGCGAGAAAGCTACGTCAGCTTTATCCAAATTTAGAAAATCTCTCCGTCTTCCGGAAGAACGTACTATAGCCCAAATTGAGCAAATTGACCCCACAATTGGCGCAACTGTTCGCGCTCTTTCCAAGGAGTACCAGACGATGGCTGAGACTCCCCTTGCGCCAACGACCAACCCAGAGACGGAAGCTTTAAGGCGTGATGTTGAGCAACGGATTGCCAGTCAGGTTGCGCTAGGTTCACAGCTTGGCGCGGAAGAGCAAAGGCAGTACCAGCAGGCCGCCCGTGCTGCCCAGACCGCCCGCGGCAACATCTTCGGTGTTGCGCCAGCCGTGGAGGAAGCAGTCACAACAGGATTGGCCGGGGAACAAAGACTTCAGGCTCGACTTGGAGCAGCCCAAGGATTTTTGGCCTCCGGCCAGAGCATGACCGATGCAGCGGCCCGTGATGTTGGCCTGCGTAATGCCCTTACTCAATCGCGCCTTGGCGCGGCTCAAAACTTTATTGCAAGCGGTCCGACGATGTATAACTTGGCTTCCCAGCGTTTTGGCACACAGCAGGGTCTATTAAACAACTACTTGGCTACCTCCGCACCTCAAACTACTGGTGGCTTCCAAGCCACGCCTTCAGCCGCCAATCCATATGCCTATGTCAATCCTAACGCTGGATTTGTTGGCGCGCAGAATGCGGCGAGCATTTACAATACGTTGGCGGATTATGCCTCGCAGACCTACGGCGCGCAGGTGGGTGCGATTTCTAGGCAGGAAACACCATCGCAAGCATTTGGCAACATTGCCTCTGGTCTTGGGAATATGTTTAGTTTTAGTGGTAAATTGCCATTCTGTTGGGTTGCTCGCGAAGTTTATGGGATTGATAATCCTAAATGGTTACAATTTAGGGAGTGGATGCTGACCAAGGCATCTGACAACTTAAGGAACTTCTACATTGAGTATGGCGAAAGAATTGCAGAATCCATACGCAACAAGCCAAGGATCAAGGCAATCATCCGCAAGTGGATGGATGGAAAGATTAAATAATATGGCAATGTTTAATTTAGAGTTTGGCGGAGATCAACAAGCCAAAAAACCTATGCGGTCTTATATTGATATTGATGCAGACGGAAGACCCAAGGCGCGAGTTTATGCGGATGAATATGATGCCGTAAAATCCAATCCAGATTTCCAACCATATCTTGCTGGTGCTGGTAGAAATATGCAAACAGCGCAAGATTCTTTTGCGGATGAAATGAACGAAGCAAGAATTGAGGCTGTCGAGAAAAGAATTAAAGCAAAGAGGCAGGAAACAATTAGAGCCGAAACAGAGGCGAGAGAGGCTGCTGGGACTGGCAACGAATACCCAGGCATAGATATTTTGGGAAGGATGATTGGGAGTCAAACATTCGCTCAGAGAGCGACTACTCGCCAAGAAGAACTCAAGAAACTACTTGAAGAGCGTGCTGGCTATATGGGTACTCCAGAAATTTCTGCTCCTATGGAGAGTGCTGAATCTGCTCAAGAACCAGAGCCTATGGTTGCCCAGCAGCAACAAGCACAAAGAAGAACTGGTGTAAAAATACGAAATCCAGATGGGAAGATCGCAACGGTTCCATCTGATGTGTGGAACAGGGATTCAAAAAAATATATTGAAATGGGCTATCAAGTAGTGCCATAAATTATATGGCAGTTGCGAACGATTTGGACAAGTATTTCGCCCAAGAAGATAGTGGCGAGCAAGCGCAACAAGCACAGCAACAGCCAGACGAACTTGCTTCTTACTTCAAGGATCAGCAAGAAGAACAACAAACGCCAAATCAAAAACTTGGTATAGAAAAGTATTTCACAGAGCAAGTCGCTGATCGGCCATCACGCGCTGGTGCTGTTGGCAGAGCGGTTGCTGAAGAGTTTGTACCAACCACCGTTGCTGGGCTTACAGCCAGGGGTTTAGGCACACTACCAGTGCCAGCAGTTCCAAAGTTTCTACTAGGAGCAACGGGCGCAATTCTTTCTTATGGCGCGGCTGGAAGGTTGCAGGAACAAGCCGCAAGGATGATTGCTGGGGATAAGGCAGTAGAAGAGTTTAAGGCACAAAGACAGCGTGATATAGCTGAATATCCAGTATCTACTTTTTCTGCATCAGCCTTAACGCCAACTGCTGGAGGAATTGCGGCTCTTGGTAGAAAAGGATTGACGGCAGCCGGACAAGCCGTTCGTGGTGCATTCACAAAGGCTGAGACTGTCGCACCGAAGGTTGAGGAAGCTGTTGCACCTAAGGTTGCTGGAAAGGTTGCCGAACAATTGCCAGTACAGCAAGAATTGCCACTAGGCGGAGCCGCCAAAACAAGCGAAGATATTGCCAAGGAAAGAGCGCAATTGATAGCAAATGTGGAGGCACAAGCTGAACCAGGTCAGAAGATAAGTAAGTTTGCGGAAAGATTGATAGCTTCAGAACGCACGCCAGATGAAATTGCCAAGGCGATTGCTGACAATAGGTCATTGTATAATACTTTCTCACCCAAAGGCATTGCGGAAAATTTGCAAAAACTTTCACCGCAACAAATAAATTTATTCGCTCAATCAGATGACTTAGTCGGCAAGGTTGCAAAGCAAATAAATATGAACCAATCGTTTGATCTCAACGATATACCAGCAGCTAAAGCTCAATTTCTTGAGGTTAGAAAAGGATATACAAATGCTGCTCAATTGATGAATGTAGCCAAGCTTGCCGTAACAAATCCATTTCAATATGCATTTACTTTAGAAAGAACGCTTGAAGATGCCGCAAGGAGGTATGCAACAAAAGGCGAAAAGGCAAGGCAAGTCGCCGATGCCGTTAAGCAACTTACTCCAGAGTTAGAAAAACGGGCTATAACTTTATTCAAAAATAAACAGGTTGCAGAAACAGCAATGCGTGAAGCCTATAAAAATGCAAGAACCGATCTTTCCAAGGAAGCAGATAAGCTTGCAAAAGAACTAGAAGATAAGGCTTTGTTTGCAAGCGGAGAACTGGCTGAATTTGAGGCAGATTTATTGGCAAAAGAATTGGGAATGCAAATACCAGATTATATAAGAGGCAATCTCTTAACAACGCTATCCCAAGGCGCAAATATATTGGGGAATACGGTCAATATGCCAGCTCGCGCTGCTACTAGGCAGGTGGCATCGTTGTTGGATCAAATTGAAAGAAATATAATAAGGCCAGTTGCCACAAGAATACCTGGCGTAAAAGGCATTGCTGAAAAATATCTGGCAGAAGGCAAGCAATTTATGTCTCCAATCGGGCGCGGATCAATAGAGAGGTCAATTGAAGTTGCCAAAGGTGGAGGCAGGGGCCTAAAGGAGGGATTAGTGGGACTGGTAAAAGGCGTATCCCCAGAGCGTCTTTTAGCTGGAGAAAACATACGAGGATTTAGACCTATCAGGTCTTTGAAGCGAGCTTTTACTGGAAAGGGATTGGCCGAGCCTATTGCCGAGGGACTAAAAGGAACTGCTGCAAAGGCGATGGATCGAGCTAGGCTTCTCGCAGAAGGCACGCTTGGGCTTAGTCCAGAGGTTAGTTTTAGGCTTCTTCAACTTGGAGATGCTCCTCCGCTAAGAATGGCACAAGCCAGACTACTCGCCGAGGCCAGACAATTAGAGGGGTTGAAGGGCAAGGCATTGCAAAGGGCAGTAAGATACCCAACACAGGAGGAAGTAGATAAAGTTGCGTCCGAGACCCTTGAAGCCGTATATCAGCAAGACACAAAGCTATCAAGAGGCATACAGTATTTGGCAGAACTAGCACCGAGGTTTTTTGAAAAAACACCAATTATAGGCAAGCCACTAGCAGGCGCAGCCAGAACAGCCACAACTGCTGTTTTGCCATTCCAAAAAACGCCGACAAATGTAATAGACGAAATCCTCCAATATGCAATTCCAGAATACTCTTTTATACGAGGGCTTGCCGAACAAGGGCAACGCAATTTTAGACAAGCAAAGCTACAATTTGCAAAGTCTATTGTTGGGTACGCAATGGGAAATGTTGCAGATATTTTATCCAGAGCTGGAGTCATAACAGACGAAATGCCAAAATCAGACAAGGCGCGGGATGTTCAATTCCAAGCTGCTCCATCTAAGATGATCAACATTGATGGCGTGAAAAGGTTTTTACAAACTGGGTCTAGGCAAGAGATGGAACCTGGAGATTCATTAAGATCTCTTGAAAGAATGGGCGTTGTTGGCGCAATTATGTCAACTCGCAACGCAGCCAATCAAGCCTCCGAAGGAGGCACTGGATCAATAGGTGAAGCATGGGGCGCAACACTTCCAGAAACTCTTAAATTTGGATTTAATCAAAGCTTTCTAAGAAACATGAATAGCTTGCTTGGCGCAATTTCTAGGGGCGAAGCAAAGGACATGGACGCTTGGCTTGCGAGTTACTACAATGCGTTGTCAGCGGCAGTATTGCCAAATCAGCTAGCATCAGTTTCTAGGTATATGAGCAAAAATATGCCAGACAAGATTCAGGTTAAGGACATTGAGGGTGGCGATTTTGGAACAAAGTCTTACAACATATTCAAGGAAGTGGTCAAAAGAAAGTGGCCTGAAAGTGCCGAGGATTTACCCTCAAGGATAAACGTATGGGGAGAGCCAGTGCCACAAACACCAGAAGGCGTTGATCCATTTATCTATAATTTTATAGATCCAACTAGGCCAAGAAAAGTCACTTACGATGATGTGACTCTTGCTGTTTACAATTTGTACAAGAAGACTGGAAAAACCGAAGGTATACCACAAGTGCCAGACCGAGATTTGCAGGTCTTGAAAAGAAGGACTGGTCAAAAGGCAAGATTTAGGCTCGATCCAACACTTTATGAGGAATACGCAAGCGCGGTTGGTAAGGCAAACAGGCAAGTTGCGGAACAACTTTTAGGTGATAAAAGATTTAGAAGACTTGATCCAGAAGAACAAGTCAAAACACTGTCTAATGCTTACAATAAAGCAAGCAAGACAGCGAGAGAAAACTTCATCAGAAAGAACCAAAGAAGTATAGAGTTTGGACAGGAGTTATAATATGGCGAAATTTAATGTAAACCCAAGTAAAGATGTTCTCACACCCCAAATGCGAGAATCAATGAACAGGATTTTGGAGGGAGGAAATATGGAGAAAGATATGACCAATCGTTCTATCGCTGAAGATTTAACCAACAGGCCATATGTGCCAGTTCCAGAGGATATTCGAGGAGAGTCTTCTCGCCTATTGCTTGAGCCTGCTGGTGCTGGCGAAGTCGGCACTACAGTAGGTGGCGCGCCAAATACCAGGGCAATGATGGATGCAGATTTGCGACAACAAATAGAGGGCAAGTTTAATGAGGGTGCTGGCGGTGTTCCGGCCAGCGCAATGCCATACCAAGGACCAGCCACATCAAGACCAGTGCAACCTCGCGGGACTAGGGCAGGGACTGGCAATGCGCTCAATGATTGGGTTGCCAATAATACCATTAACTGGGAAGCGAGAAGAGATAGGCAGGGCAATTTGGCTATATACAACATTCCATCTGGAGACTATGGCGGCACAAGAGAGGTGGCTGGAATCACGGATAAGTACCATCCAGAAGCTTTTAAGCGCATATCTGCATTACCTCCAGAACAAAGAGAGAGGGCCAGCGCAGACTATGTGCTTGAATACACTGCTCCAATTGCGAATCTTGTGCCAGAACCATTGAAGGCTCAGGCCGTTGACTTAGGTTTTAATCGTGGTCCTGGCGGATACACGACATTAGTGCAACAGGGGTTAAATACGTTGGGCATTCCAGTAAAGGTTGACGGAGCGTTTGGGAAAAAGACATTGGCGGCCATGGAGCAGGTTGACCCAGTCGAGTTAATCAACGCAACTGAAGATGCCTATCTACGGAGAGAGCGAGCCATGGCAGAGGCAGACCCCAACAGAGCGAAGCTATATCAAGGCATAGTAAATCGTTCCAATAAAAGAAGGCAATCAGCAACAATGTATGCCAAGGCTAACTTGCCATACACTGGACCACTCGAACCAGAGGTTAGACCTCCACCCAAAGAAAATGTTGGCGAATCTTCTCCAAGATACGCAATGGCAAACTTGCCTTACATTGGCCCACTAGAGCCAGAAGTTAAGCCTCCGCGCAAAGAGGAGGAGATTGAGGACTACTCGCCAAGACCACTAGGACTTGGGCTAAGTTAGTCGTCAATTTCGGGCTTACTGGTAATCCAAGAGCCTTTCTCTCCATCAAAATAAGAATTTCCATTCTTCCAGGAGGAGGAGCTTCCGTAAAAAAAACTGCCAGATTTAACGACTAGCTTGCCATTACCAAATACTTGCTTCCCATTCGCACCATAATAACCACCAGATGTCGCAAACCCTCTGCCATTGGAATAGATGAATTTACCATCTGATGTTACTGCGGTGTTTCTGCCAGTAATAATTGCTGATTTGCCTAATACACCTCCAGCAAAATCACCAATACTTACTTCATCCTCATCCTCCCCCGCCATCACCGATGCCATCAACATCGCCATCAGCACTGTAGTTGTTATTGTTTTCATGTAAAAAGTCTCTAGGACAAACGTAAATCCGTCAAGCATGAAATTGTCTTCACGCCAGATTGGTGCAGTCGGGGTGGCTCGCGTTACCGGCGCGTTGCTGCGGTGCGGTTATAGCGTGCTTACACCTTACGAGGATTTCTCTGGATACGATGTGGTGGCGGAGAAGGGTGGAAAGTTCCATCGCATCCAAGTCAAAACCGCGCAAGCCGTAGAATCTGGCCGCACCAAGTATCGTTTCACTACCAGCATTGGCAATGGTTTTAACATCCCCAAGCGTGCCATTACTGGCGTTGATTACGTGGCCTGCTGGGGGATGAGTGACGATCTGTTCTGGCTGTTGCCGATTGCCAAGTGCAGGTCGGTCACAACCAAGCTTTGTCCATCGACAGGTCAAAGCTGGCGTGTATTCCAAAACCTGTGACCGAGAAAGAGGCATGGGCAAAGTTTGAGGCTGGGCTGAAGGATGCCCAATCCTTCGATGAGGCCGTGGCCTGGGTAAAGAAGAACAAGAAGATAGTCGAGAAACTCACCATGATGGCGATGATTAGACGATTTAATGATGATATTAGAAAAGCTAATAGAACTTGGCGTAATTAAAATAGGTTAAAATATATCTCGACACTGGTATGGGTTGACGGCTAAACCCAACCGATGGGCAAAATCAATAGTCGGGCTAAGGGCGCGGCTGGGGAGAGGGAGTTGGCGAATTACCTGCGGGAGCAGGGCTGGCAGAAGGCCAGGCGCACCCAGCAGTACGCAGGCTGTCCAGAGGGCGGTAGCGGTGATGTTGTTTGCGAGAACTTTCCTTTCCACATCGAAGGCAAACGATGCCAAGCACTCAAACCCGAAGAGTGGATGGAGCAGGCCAAGCGGGATTGTCCAGAAGGCAAGATGCCATCCGTGTTCTTTCGCCGCAACGGGCGCAAGGAGTGGCTGGTCATACTGCGCGCCGATGACATTTGTGAATTAGCTCGACAAATCGCACCCGCCAATGTGAAGATCGAATATGCGAAGACGGCAACCATTGCCCAGGGCTTTTACGTCAAGTCGCCAGCTTTCAATGACCTTACCCCCAACATAAACCAAAACCCAAATAAATAAATAAAGGAGAAATAACATGGCACTAACATTAAGTGAATCAGCGAAACAAGAACGTAAACTGCCGGAAGCGGGAGCTACAATTGGCGTTCTCTACAGCTTGGTTGATTTGGGCCACCAGAAAACCAACTGGGACAACGAGGAAAAATGGACACCCAAAGTCCGCCTGACATTCGAGTTGCCCGATCAGACCGATGAGTTTGAGGTGGTCGAGAACGACAAGACGACAAAGGTTGAGAAGCCTATGGTCGTTTCCATCGAGCAAACCCGCAGTCTTGGAGAGAAAGCCAGCCTGCGAAAACTGCTCGAGCAGTGGCGCGGCCAGACCTTCACATCCAGGGAACTCCAGGCATTCAGCCTGAAGAACCTGTTGGGGAAACCAGCCATGCTGACGCTGATCCACAAGACCAGCCAGCAGGGTAGGCAGTACTGCGCCATCGCAGGTGCGTCCAAGCTGCCCAAGGGCATGAAGGCTCCAGCTACCACAGCCAACGCTCATCTCTATTACGAGATTGAGCAGGGTGAGGGTGGCCAGTTTAACGATATGCCAGAGTGGTTGCAGGATAAGATCCGCGCATCCAAGGAGTTTGCCACCGCTGCCGGAAAGTCCACGGCAACCAAGGTTGAGGTGGACGAAGACGGCAACCAGGTGCCGTTTTAAATTGTATGGCACTTACTATTGTAAGTAACTGGGATAGCTCCTCGGTTAGTTCCAGGTTGGTCGTTGCTGAAAGCAGCGGCCACTGGTACGATGCCGAGGGGCGATCTGCCCACGTTATTATAGGAAAGAATGGCAAGGAAAGAAACACAACTGTTGCTGACGCTAGAAAGATGGGATTGCTTCCATCGGTCACAAGTGTCCAAGGAATTTTACATAAAGAGCAACTTGTCTCTTGGAGAATTGAACAGGCCATAATGTCTGCATTAACTCTCCCAAGAGAGGAGGGAGAGGATCTGAGTGAATATGCAAAAAGAGTCGTTGAGGACAGCAGGGCGCAAACCAAGAAAGCTGCAGAACACGGAACGGCAGTCCATACCGAAATGGAAAATATCCTTTTGGGACGTTCTCCTTCCAAGGACGAAGTCCTCCAACCTTACATCGAAACGTTTAAGAAGTGGGCCGATGCAAATGTTGAGAAAACGTATTGGTGCGAAAAAGGTCTTGTCGGCGGAGGCTATGCTGGAAGGTGTGATGCCTACGTCCGATTAAAGGGAATTGGAGATGCAATCATTGACCTAAAGAATCGCAAGGTCAATAGGAAGTATAACTTGCCTCCATTCTATCCAACCGATGCGCAACAGCTTTGGGCATACCGAAACGCCTGCGAGAATCCTAAAGCGGCCTGCGTATCGGTTGTTTTGGCATCCAATGATCCAGAATACATAGAGCATCATCAATGGGACGAAGATGAACTCTACCAATCCGGCATTGCCTTCTGTGCCATGCAGAAAGTATGGGCTTGGGTTAAGGGCTACACGCCTCCTGGGATGAAGTTGTGATTGCTGGACGAATTTTATAGGAGGCTTGCAAAATGACTGCACCCACAATCCAGGAGATGGGCAACGCCGCACAGGAGATAGTCTGGCGCGTGATGGGTAAAGGCTCCGACAAGTCTGGTTATGGCGATTGGCTGGAAAAGGATAAACCGACCCACGATTATCATATAGCCAGAGCCGTTCGTCACCTAGCCACAGCGCAGATGCAGCTTCATAAGTCAACGCCTTGTCCTGACAATAATGGTGAGACAAGTGTTGACCACCTTGAGCGTGCGTTGGTAAGAACATTGTTTGTGTTGGCGCAAATTAAAAAGGAAGTACCAAGATTATGAACCAAGAAGAAATAGACAAAGACTGGGATGAGTTTTTCAGCAAGCCTCGCCCTTGGCTTTACTCAAACTACGGCGACAAACCAAGGGACAGCGATGAATATGAAACAGAAAAATCGTTTCAGAAGTTCTGCGATTACGAGGGTAACAATCGTTATCCAAGGGAATGAAGCTGGCCTTGTCCTGGCTCTGTTATCAGATGGGTGATTTGATCAGCGTGACGTTGATGAGATGGGGCTACGCCTACAGCATCTACAATAAACTGATGATCTGGTCATCCGCGCTGGATGAACACGGCAAAATATGGGAAAACGCAAAATGAAGAAAGCACTGGTTACGCAATGTTTCGGGGATGACTGGAACAAAATCATCGAGCTGACCAGGCCGAGGATGGAGGATTACTGCAAACGCCATGGCTGTGATTTCATACTCATCGACAAGCCGCTTACTCATCCCATACAGTATTCCAAGTCAGCAATCGGGAACATCATGGCAACGAAGGGCTATGATCAGGTAACTTTCGTTGACGCTGATGTTCTGATTGCAGCCGATTGTCCCAAGCTGTCCGATGACGCTGGGGTGTTCTGCGCTTTTGACGAGGGGGCTTATCTTGACCGAAAGCCGGACATGGCAAAGCTGGCTGGAACTTTCGGCGGGATGATCGAGCCTAAGTTTTACGTGAACACTGGCGTTTTTGTAATTCATTCCAAAGCTGTTGGCATCCTGTCCATGCCACCCATTGGCCTGCACCCAAACCACTTTGCCGAGCAGACCTGGCTCAACGTGATGGCGCACCTGTGGAACATCCCGCTGACAGACCTTGACCCATCCTTCAACTGCATGACCAGCGTGGAATCGCACTTCGGGCTGGATCGCTACAAGGACGCGATGATTATCCACTACGCGGGGCAATCCAACGATCTGACCAAGTTGGCCGAGCAGATCAAATCCGATGACGCGAAGTTGGCGGAGCTTGGTCGGTGAGATCGACGCAACTCTGTCATGGCAATTATGACGAGAGGTTGCAGCAATTGGCCGGGGAGGTTGCGTTGCAGGCCATCCGCGACCTGAGGATGCTTCGCAAGCGCGGGATGGTCAAAGGAATGAAAATAGTCAAGGATCACACCGACGTTCCGCTTAACGATGCGTTGGAATACAAGAACTCCCACGAGGTGCAGAAGTTGTTGCGCGATTTCAAAAATGGGACGGTAGCATGGTGGTGCAGGGCAAGCGGAGTACGCATCGACAACAGGACTCTACTACGCAGAATGCAGGACGATTATGCTGTGCTTTTTTGAGCTTGCCGATGTTGCCTGGGTCATCGGATGGTTTGTGCTTTACAGTTGGCTGATTTTGTCGGCAATCTATGTGGCCTTGTTCATCATATTCAAGGTGGTTGACTTCATAAAAAAGGAATTGGAATTATGAAAACAAAGAACACAATCAAGGTTACAAAGGTTGAGGAATGCAAGTCGGCAAAGATCACAATTGAAATGAATGACGAGCTTTACGATACGGTGGTCGAAGCTGGCAGGCGGCATATCCTGAACGACAAGGATGCCTGTTTTGAGTACGCCTTCCGAAAAGCATTGGAAGAGGCTTGCGATGTTTAAGCAGAAGGTTCTCACCGCTTCGGTGGATCGCTATGTCCTGACCAAGACGCAGTGCGAGATGCTGCGCCAGGATGCGGAAATTATCGGGATGAAACGCGCCCCAGTGTTATCCAAGGATGGCGTGACCCGTAAGGTATCCCGTACACGAACCTGCTCATCGTGCTGGATTCCGTTCGCCAAACATCACGAGTGGATCTACAAGGTAATGCAGGAGTTGACGGATGGCATCAATGCCGAGCAATGGCGTTTCGACATCCAAGGCATCCAACAGTTGCAGATCCTTCGGTATCGACCCCTACAGAAGTTCTCCTGGCATTGGGACACCTACACCTCGGAGGCTCCAGTGCGCAAGCTGACTGCGGTGGTCAACCTGTCCGATCCAAGCGAATACATGGGCGGCGGGTTGCAGGTCAAGGCTGACATGGAGAACGCGCAGTTTGTCCGAGAGCAGGGAGCTGGATGCTGGTTTCCGTCCTACATCGAACACAGGGCGCGTGCGCCTATCTGGGGTACACGCTGGGTGTTGGTGGCTTGGTTTACTGGACCTGCTTGGAGATGACCTTCGCAGCCAACCTGCCACGCCACCAGTATGTCATGGTGGATCGCCAGTTCTGCTCGCAAAGCAAGGAGCAGGGCTGGGAAGAGGCCGTGTGGTTCGGGCTATACTCGGTTCCGCACCGAGCTTGGGGATGTACGGTGATGCTGAAGTGCGGTGCGCTGTACAGGGGATTGCCGCTGCACGCATTGGCGTTTGCCAATGGCACGCTCCAGCCGTGGACGCTGGGTGACGCGCAACGCTGGGATTGTTTTGGCTGGAACTTTACCACCATCGAGTACGACTACCTGCGGGAACTGGATTGCCAAGTGTGGCTGGCAGGCAAGCAAATCTGGATGCAGGGCGCATATTTGTTCACCGCCGAGCCGTATGGTGACGCGTATAGCATGGAACCGAGCCAAACCAAGTCGCACCACTTTATCGAGCTATCCAATGGAAGGATCACCTGCGTGCCTGGAAACAATTTGTTGTTCACAGAGGCATCCTTCACTGGCAAGAATTGGGTTGCCAAACCAACTTGGCTCAAGGTGCAAACCCAAACCTTCCACGCCGAGGAGCAACCGTTCGACGGCGTGGTAGGGGAGGAGACAGCATGACTTTATCGCAAGCAGCAAGGCTGGAGGTTGAGGCTCTCAAGGAGTTTCTGGAGATGGACAACTGCCAGCCGGGGCGGTTGATGGATAAGCATTGCTCCCCACTTTACTGGGTTATGAACCAAATGTTGTACGACAAATTTCACGGACACGGTTGGGAGTTGGATCTTCTGGCTGGGATATTCGTGAAACAGAAAGGAAAATAAACTATGCCATTAGGTAAAAACGTAAGTAAGAATATGAGTGAACTAGCAGCGGACAACCGCAGGAAAGGTAGCGAGCGTGGAGCAGGCGGTAAGCCGCGCTCACGCGAGCAGATGATTGCCATTGCGCTATCCGCAGCAGGCAAGAGTAAGCCACGCAAGTTTCGGATGCGGTCTGGTTCGTAATGCAAGTCGAGGCCAAAGATCGCCTCAAGTGGGCGCGCGAGATCCTTCTCTCTGCCAGGGAAAAACTGGCGGTGGAGAGGGATCGCGCGACTCATGGAAGAGTGGTTGACATTATCCAGATTATCACGATGGTGGATGCGGCTGCACTGGTTTGTAAGGAAATAACGGAGGGTGAATGAAATACTTGTCAGTTTGCTCTGGAATTGAAGCAGCGTCCAAGGCTTGGGAACCCATTGGATGGGAGCCAGTAGCGTTTTCAGAAATCGAACCATTCCCGTCAGCGGTGCTGAAGCATCATTGGCCGGAAGTACCAAACTTAGGAGATATGAGTAAATATGAACAATGGAATATACAAAGCGGATCAGTTGACCTTCTGGTCGGAGGCACGCCATGCCAATCCTTCTCAGTCGCAGGACTTAGGCAGGGACTCAAAGACCCAAGAGGCAACCTTATGCTTACATACCTTGCAATCGCTGAACGTCTCAAACCTCGATGGCTTGTGTGGGAAAATGTCCCCGGTGTCCTGTCATCTAACGGAGGAAAAGATTTTGGTTCCTTCCTCGGAGCGTTGGGGGAGCTGGGGTATGAGTGGGCCTACCGGGTCTTGGACGCTCAATGGTTCGGAGTGGCCCAGAGACGCAGACGTGTGTTCGTTGTCGCACATCTTGGAGAAGGGAACCTTGCCGCAAAGGTTTTATTTGAGTCCGAAAGCGTGCGCCGGGATTCTCCGCCGAGCCGAGAAAAGGGGAAAGGAATT